TTCCAATCGTTTCATAACATCCATAGTTGGATATTTCATAACGACTCCAACATCACCAAAAAGATTAATCTTATTGTTATGATTTGGATCTTTTTCTACACTCAATGTAGTTAAATCAATAGAAACTTTAACTCTAGCCTTTTCGTTATCTTCACCATGGTCGATATCACATGGGAATATTAACTCAATAATTTCACCAACAGACTTTGCTCTAATTTGAGTAAACATATACTCAAGATCAAATGTCGCTAGTTTATCAACATCAAGTTTATCCAATACACAAGTGTTAATAATTCCCTTTAGGGTTTGAATCATAACACCAATATCTTCACTCTGTTGTGCGATTAGTAATGCCTTTTCCTCTTTTACAAGGAAAGGTCTAAACTTCACACTCACTCCACTCGAGGGCACGACCATCGTATAGGTCGGTGCACTCATCATCGGTAATGCCATATTATTCTCCTTTAGCCATATTCTTAATTAACTTATTCAACTCAGCAGTGCTACCTACAAAGATAGCATTGTTTGTAACCTGTTTGGCTTTTTCTGCCTTAGATGGTTCATCTAGTTTTTGTTTCTGTTGATGTAAATCTAATAATTGTTGGTTTATATCTGCCAACTGTTTCATTAGATTTCCAACAACTTCAAAGGCACGAGGATGCTCTGACTGCATAGCCACATCCAAGGACTTCTGTAGTGCCTCTTGTCCCTGTTGTAAAAGGATGCGAAGATTATTACGAGTTACTTCATAATCATCTTCAATTTTATTATTTGAATGCGATACAATTACACCATCTTTATCAATCACTTCAGTAGGTGTCATAGTCTTCACTTCAAAAACTTCAGATAACGAGTCATCAATTTTCATTATAATTCGCCACGCTCCATTAAAATCTTTTTGTTAGCCTGATGTTCTGCCTGTGTTAATTCTTTATTTTCACCTTTGTATGGAACAGCATAGTTATTCTTTATTAACCAGTCATTAACTCTTGTTCCATCTTCAAGAAGAAAAACCCCAAGAATTCTACCAAACTTATCATCGTTATTATCAGACTTTTGTGTTTCAATAACTTGCCATGATCCAACAGGAAGTTTTTCAGCTAGTTTCTTCTTAGATAAAAGACCTCTAACCTTTTCTTCTTTATTAGCAGTTCTTGATTCAGGTGTGTCAACTCCTGCCATGCGAACTCGTTGGTTTACTAAAATTATATTGAATCCTAAATCCAAATCAATATCAACAGTATCACCATCAAGGACTTTATTAATTTTACATTTATATTGATACATTATTTAATCCTTCTTAGCAAACTTTTCTGATGCAGTAAACCCTAGCCCAGCTATAACAATATATATCATCGACTCAAATAATGCAGGTGTTCCTTTATATCCAAACACATCCATTATCATTACGAATGCACATATTAGAAATGCCAAGACAGTTATAACTCTTTTGCTCGAAACAGAGCCATTAACACCATCTGACAACATACTTTTTAACCAATTATTCATTAGAATTTTAATAGTCCAGGAAGTTTAGTTACACCATATGTAAGAGCAGAACCTGTTAGGAAATTACCTGCTTGAGTACCGATAGTTTTGTTTAATGTTTCTTGGAATCCAGTAAAGTTCTTTGTTAGTTTATCAAACCAACTTGTTGGAACTTTCTCACCATCTTTTAATGGAGTTACTGCAGTTGCTGTCCAATATTTGTATTGAATAGTGACTGGAAGTTTCATAATCTCTTTTGATGCTTGATCTAAAGTGATTGAACCAATGTTCTTTGGATAGCATTCCCATAGAGTCATTTCATAACGAGTATTGTCGTTGATGTCTTGAACTTCAATAACCATATTACTAATGTAGTTATTGTAGTAATTAAAATTTCTTGTAGTTGGATTTTGAATTTGATCAATCCAACGATCGAATAAATCTTTAACCTTTAAATCGTTGTCAACATAGAAAGTCATGTTCACATTGTCATATAATTTTTCATATGGAACTTCACGGAATTCACCATATGTTCTGTTTTGAATTGTAGAGAAATTTATTCCAGGAAGTTGCACTGTGTCACAAAACAAAAGAACTTTCTGTAATGCTTGTGGATTTACGCCAGATGGTGGAGTAAACAAAACAACGAAACGATTTTGTCTCGCCATTGCTCCAGATTTAACCTGAGAGATAAAATCATTTATGCTTCTAGGTTTAGCGTCACCTCTAGGGGTGTCTTTTGTTAAAAATGGTAAATTAAGTGCCATTTTAATTCTTCCTAATTATTTTTCTGGAGTCTGCCCAGATTTCTTGTTTAGATGCACCGACAAATCTCTCAACAGGTAACAACATAGCAGTTGCCCAATTACTAGATTCTACTTGTCGGAATTGAGTTCTTACATGTCCAACCAAATACTGTTTTACGCAGGGTTTTGCAGCTGCATACTTAGACATACCATCAATTAGTGCCCATGAATACTTTAATCTGGTAGTTTCATCAAATCTTTGATTACTCGCATAGGTCAATAGATTGTCCAATAGGGTGATTCTTAATGGATAAGGTAAATAGTGCATATTCAAACCGATAAACCCATCTGGAGTTTTACGAAAAGGAAACACTAAAGGGAATCTATCATAATACGGTAGTTCTGCTTTAGTCTTTGGATCATATACAAACATGTATAAATGCCCAGGCATTATCTTAGTGACCAACTGATCAGGATTACCATTTAACACTCTTTGCGGAGTGAGTTGTTGCCTAGTCATTATTAAGACTTGTTGTTCGAACCAAGCACGACTCTTTTTAACTGCTGTTTTTAGGTCGTATTGATTCTTTTCAAATACATCGAGTAAGGTTGATTTTTTAGCCATAAGATTATTTAGGTGTCAGACCTAACTCGTGTTCAGTTATAATCTTAAACTCCCAACCACGATCTTTAGCGTAATTAGTTGCAGCTTCCCATTTTGCTTGGTTTTTCATAAAGGTTAAAGACTCTATTAAGTATCTTTGAGTTCGTTTTCCAGGATACTCAGGTAGCTGAGTTTGTTTATAGGGTTTAACTTCTACAAGGTATGTTTTTCCTGTATTTACTGTTATTTTAAAGTCTACAAAATAACGATGAATGTGATTATCCGTTGGGCAACGATAGGGAATAATCGTTTCCTCTGAAGACCATTTAACCACACTAGGATTTTTATCACACCAAGATGCAAACATGGTTTCCCATGAAGATCTCATTATAATATTAGTTGGATCACCAGTGTACTTTTCTGGGAATATTGGAGTGTACTTTCTCTTATGGAACATAAATAAGTAATTAGGATAACCTCCGTTTATTTAGGTCAAAAGGCAAAAAATGGCTAGTCAAGCAGATATCCGCAGAATCGACAATGCTATCGATTCAGCAAAAACAAATCTCTACACCAAACGAGGTGGTCCAAGAGAATTTGAAAAGAATGGCGATTTAAACAAATATGAAGTAAAAAGCCACTCATACCCAGACGATTTAATGGCTTCTGATAATCGTTATGGTGGAAACTATGTTGTATTTTACATTAACATCGCTGTTGATTCTAAGTTAGCAAAAGAACTTGGAGAAGATCAATTTGTTAAAGAAATTCCACCAAGAGATCGTGGAGATTTTGTTGCACAAAATTTAGATAGAACCAAGTTATTTGCAGCGAGTGCTACTCTTAATGCTGGTGGTGCACTACTTGGTAAGGCATTAGGTATTGGTGGTGCTTCTGCTGGTGCAGCTGCATTAGCCACTGTGGGTGCTGGAGCCACTGCTAATTATGCTGCCTCTGCAAATCGTGCTCAAAAACGATTAAAAACTGCCATAGCAATGCATGTGCCAAATCAATTACAGATTCGTTATGGTATGCAGTATTCAGAAGAAGACACATTGGCGATGGCAATGGCATCTACTGGTATTGAAGAAATTTTAAAAGCCACTGCTGGTGGTGGTAAGGCTAAAGATCTTGCTGAACCAGCACAAGCTGCAGTAACAAATCTTATGTTAGCAAAAGGTCCAGGTGCTGCAGCACTATCAGCTGCAACTGGATTAGCAGCAAACCCAAAGAAAGAACAAGTATTTAAAGGTGTAGATTTTAGAACATTTCAGTTTGATTATCAGTTCTTTCCAAGAAGTGCAGCTGAAGCAGAAAATGTGATGCGTATTATTTACGAGTTTAAATATCACATGCACCCAGAGTTTAAGGACTCAAATAATTTTGTTTATATTTACCCTTCTGAATTTGATATTTTTTACTATCAAAATGGATTAGAAAATAGGAATTTACATCGTCATACATCTTGTGTATTAACAGAAATGAGTATCAACTATACTCCGAATGGTAACTTTACTACATTTGATAATGGTATGCCAACTCAGATTAATGTAACAATGAACTTTAGAGAACTTGCCCTTCTCACCAAAGATAAAGTTAAGGATGGTATGTAATGTACTTTAAAGAATTTCCAGAATTTTTATACGACTTTCGTTATGGAGCATACGAAACAAAAACTTCAATTGTAAGAGATATCACACGAAATGTTCGTTTTCGAAAAGAGGTTTT